AGCTCAGCTGGTCCCTGAAAAGTCCCTGCCCACTGCTCAGCGTGGTCCAGGCCATGGCTTCGCTTCCCGAGTACAGAATGGGGCACCTGCACTGCCTGCATTTCTTTACCGTGCTCCGGGAAGACAGGAATGGGCATGTGTGGCGCGTCTGGGAACAGTACCGCCCGGGCCGGCTGGACATGCGCATGTTTGAGGGCACACGCCGTGAACTGGGACGCGAACTCCCAGGTGACGCGCTGCTGGATCTCGGCTTTGAACCCGTGCAGGAGCCCGGTGTGGAGGATTTGCTGGCGGTGCATGTGCCCAATATGCGCCCCAACCGGTTCTGGCCGGACAGCGGCATGGGCAGAAGCGATCTGGAGGGCATGCGCGGGCTCATGGACGCGCTGGACGAGGTCTGTTCGTCCTGGATGCGGGATATCCGTCTGGCCAAGTCAAGGCTTATCGTGCCGGCGGAGTACCTGCGGCGCCGGCCCAGGGACCTGTTTAGGGAAGGCCAGTTCACCTACGAGTTTGACGAGGACGTGGAAACCCTGGTGGCCCTGGACATGGACACGAGCCACTCGGGCCAGGCCATGATCACCCCGAGCCAGTTCCGCATCCGCACCGAGGAGCACCGGAAGACCTGCGAATACCTGATCCGCTCCATTGTCTCCATGGCCGGGTACTCGCCCCAGTCCTTCGGCATGGACCTGGACGGCAGCAACGAAAGCGGCGCCGCCCTGCAGCTGCGTGAGCGCAGAAGCTACGCCACCCGCGGCAAGAAGGAGAACTACTGGAAGGCGCCTCTGGAACAGATCCTGACGGCCATGGTGCATCTGGATGGAAGGCAGAATCCCGGTGTGTTCACCGGGGAAGACCGGGTATCCGTGCTGTTCCCGGACGCCACGGCCAATGATCTCACCACCACCGCCGGGGCGGTGCGCATGCTCCGCGAAGCCGGGGTCATGAGCGTGGAGGAGGGCGTGTCCATGGTGCATCCGGACTGGAGCCGGGACATGGTGGAAAAGGAAATCACCCGGATCCGGGAAAAGGAGGAGGAACGTGAAGGAGGAGCTGAGGACGGTGATTCAGGCGCTTGACGCCATGGAAAGCGCGGACGCGCATTTCCATGCCTGCCAGAGCGCCCAGTTCCGGCATTTCGTGAAAAGCCAGCTCATGTCCAGCCGTCTCACACAGGCGGTGGAGAAGCTGAGAAAGGTACTGGAAAAAGGAGGGGACACAGATGGAACTTGACAAGATCCGGGACGCGCTGGGATCGGAACTTTACGCTCAGGTCAGCCCCAGGCTGCGGGACCTGAAGCTGGAAATCCTGGACCCGGCGGAAGGCCTGTATGTGAAAAAGGACGAGATGGACAAACTGCGCAAGTCCGAGGCAGATGCCGTATCCCAGGCGCGCACAGTTACGGAGAGCCTGGAGGAAGTGAAAAAGAAGGCAAAGGAAGACTCGGACACATATGTCTCCCAGCTCTCGGACATGGAAGACCGCCTGAAGGCGCGGGAAGCGGAAGTGCAGGCCCTGAAGGACCAGCACAGGGAAAAGGACCAGGCCATGCGCGGCATGCAGGAGCAGCTCACTGGCCTGGAAAAGCGCCTTAAGGAGAGCACGGGCACGATCCGGGGCCTGGAAAAGACCGCATATGAGCGCCGCGTGGTGGAGAAAAGCGGCGCCAAGGATCCGGACCTGGTCATGCGTCTTCTGGACGACAGCCGTGTGCTGGAGGAAAAGGACGGTACATATTCGGGCATAAGCGAGCAGCTGGAGGAAATGAAGCGCGGCGCGGCCTACCTCTTCCGGGGGGAGATCAGCGAGCGCGGCGGGCTCACGGATGTCCGGGGCATGCATCATGAGGGCGATGTGAACGCCGCCATTCGCGCGGCGTTCGGACGCTGAAACGGAAAGGAAGCGAGAAAATGGCAATCATTGACAGATCCGGGGCGGATGTCCTGATCCCCGAAGAGAATTCCCGGCAGATTGTGGAAATGGTGCCCCAGTCCAGCTCGGTCATGCGCATGATGCGCCGCCTGCCGGATATGGGCACGGCCACCCGCATGATCCCCGTGCTCTCGGCCCTGCCCATGTCCTATTTCGTGGACGGGGACATCGGGTACAAGCAGACCACGGCCCAGGCCTGGGAGAATGTAAAGCTCTACGCGGAGGAGATCGCGTGCATCGTGCCTATTCCCCAGAATGTGCTGGACGACAGCGACTATGACATCTGGGCCAATGTGCTGCCCAGGCTCACCGAGGCCATTGGCGCCACGTTTGACAAGGCCGTGCTCTTCGGCACCAACAAGCCGGCAAACTTCCCTGAAGGCATTGTGCCCGGCGCCATCCGGGCCGGGAACGTGGTCATGCATGACCCGGCAGGCAGCCTGTATCAGGAACTGCTGGGCGACGGCGGCGTGGCCTCCCTGGTGGAGGAGGACGGGTTTGTGCCAAATGGATATATCGGGCATATCACCATGCGCTCCAAGCTCCGCGGCACCGTGGACGGCAACGGCCTGCCCATATTCGGCCGCACACCCTATCAGAGCGGCGTGGGCGGACGCCCTGTGTTCGAGCTGGACGGGAACGAGATCCATTTCCCGAAAACGGAGATCATGGACGCGGACCGCGCGCTGCTGGTGGGCGGCGACTGGAGCGTGCCGGTGTGGGCCATGCGCACGGACATTACCACCAAGCTGCTCACCGAGGCCGTGATCCAGGACCCCAATACCATGCAGATCGTGTATAACCTGGCCCAGCAGGACATGGTGGCCCTGCGCTGCGTGTTCCGCGCCGGCTGGGTGCTGCCCAATCCTGTGAACCGCCTGAACATGGACAATGAGAGCCGCTATCCCTTCGCGGTGCTCACCCACTGAGGTAGTGTATGAAGATACGATTCATTCATCCCCTGCCGCGCTGGGATCATGTGATCCCGGCGGGCATGGTCGTGGACGCGCCGGAAGGGTTTGCCCGGAAGATGATCCGGACAGGCCATGCCATCTTGGCCGGTGGTGCCTGTATGACCCTGGAGGACGTGGACCGGCGGAAGACCGGAGATACGGACAAAGAGGAAGCCGCGGAAGAAACCCCGGAGATATCCCCGGAAGAAACTTCGGAGGAAACCCCTGAAGAAAAGCCGGAGGATAAAGCGGAGGAAAAAACGGAAAAGCCCGCAAGGCGTCCGGTGAGGAAGAAAGATGGACCGGCATAAGCAGTGCGAGGTCACCGGGCGGGATCTGGAAATGGCCGCTGAGCTGCTTCTGGACTACCTGTTCCCCAATATGCCGGTAACGGAGGAGGAAAAGGCCGCCTTCGAAAAGGCAAAAACGTTTCAGGCGGAGCATATGCTCAGTACGGATACGGAGCTTGGGGACCTGAAAAGCCTGCAGATCGGGCACTGGCGCGTGGAAAGACAGGATGAGCGCCGCGGGAGCGGCGGTATCTGCCCCATGGCAAGATCCGTACTATTGCGCGCAGGCCTGTGCTACCGGGGCCTGGAGGGCAGGTACCTGCCTCTGCCGGAAGCGCCGGCTGCCATTCAGATGCCGGAAACACCGCCGGAAGATCCTCCGCTCCCGCCCCTGCGGCCCGGGATTCAGAGGTATCCAAGGGATAAGTGGCCGGCCAGGCCTGGAAAGGGAAACCCGCCGCCCCGGGGCATTCCGCCCCAGGGCGACCCACCCCTGCCGGGCCTGCCCGGGAAGGAAAGGGAAAGACGTGATCGGACTGACGGAAACATGTGAAATACGGCCGCTCCTGTATATGGCAGGCGGCGAACCTGTGTTCGGCGAGAAAATGACGCGTCCCTGCCGCCTGGAGCATGGATCCTTCCAGGGCTGGAAAACGCCCGGCGCGGAAATGTGGCCAGCAAAGGCGCGGCTGTTCACCACGGGAGACGCGATTCCCGTGGGCAGTGAAATCAAATGCGGCAGCGACAAATACGTGGTCAGTGCCTGCCAGGAGATGAAGGGCCAGAGATGCCATCACCTGGAGGTGATGCTCCAGTGATCCAGATTCGCTGGAAGGAAGCTCCCGGTGCCAGGACAAGGATCCGCATGGCCGGCCGCAATGGAGCCGTCCAGGGCATGCAGAAGGTTCTGCAGCTGGCAAAGGAAAAGGTGCCCGTGGATACAGGCAGATTACGTGACTCCGGGCATCTGGAGGAGACGCGGGACGGCGCCCGGGTCGTGTTCGACGCGCCATATGCCCTGTATGTGCATGAAATGGATCTGCACCATGAACGCGGGGAGCGCAAGTACCTGGAAAACGCGCTCATGGAACAGGCCGGGAGCGGCGAAATGCTTCAGGCCGTGGAAGACAGCATACGTGAGGAACTGACATGAGCATTCTGGAGATGCTGGCAAGGCACGCGGAATTCCTGGGATACGGCACCGTGGCGGACCGACAGTGGCCCGGGGATGTATTCGCGGGCACCATGCCCGACGCGCCGGACAACTGCATCGCCTTCCTGCCCGTGGACCTGAGATACGGAGGCAGCGGGCAGTGGGCACGGGTGCAGGTGCTTGTCCGGAATGTAAGGGAAAAGGCCTGCCTTGAAACCGCGCAGGCTTTGGCCGCAGACCTTGACGGGTATGAGGATTTCCTGGCCATGCATTTGTCAAGGGTCAGCATCCGCCTGCTGTCCGGTCCCGGGTCCCTTGGCATGGACAGCAGGCGCCGGGTGCTCATGTCCCTGAATCTTTTGGTCCGATACTGTGAGGAGGAAGCATGAGCAGAGGAAGAAAACACGGCTGTCCCACCAATATCCGGTCCTGGCTTATCTCGGCCCTGGACAGGGCAAGCGGGGAGTGGGTCCGGATCTACGGGCTCACCGGCATGACCCGGACACTGAGCGGTGAGACAAGCGACGGAAGCGCGGGCACGGACATCTGGGAGGAGCCCTATGTCAGCAAGCGCAAGGCCACGCTGAAGCTGGAAGGCGAGATTGTGGAGGACGAGACCAGCGGCGAGCGGGATCCCGGACAGCAGCTGCTGGACGCGGCAGGCCTGCGCGCGGGCTGCGAGGAGGACCTGACCCTGCGCCTGGTGGATCCGTATGGCCACAGCCTGGTGGCGGACTTTGTGGTCACCGGGCAGGAACAGAGCCATGATGACACCAAAACCCAGGTCAGCTGGGACCTGGAACAGGTGGGCGAGGCGGAGGAGGAGCCGTATGTGCATGTACAGGCCGTGCATGTGACAAAGGACAGCAAGGATATTACGGAGCTTGCTCTGAAAACCGGGGACGGCATGACATTGCTGGGTCTCCGGTTTGAGCCGGAGAACGCCAGCAATCGCCGCTTCCGGGTCTACAATTCCGCGCCGGGCGTGGTCAGGATCGCGGAGGTAACCCCGGATGGCTTCTGCCTGCAGCCCCAGCGCGCGGGCACAGCCGTGATCCGGGTGGAGACACTGAATCAGGGCCGGGACTGTTCCGTCCGGGTCCAGGTGGAGGAATAAGACATGGAAGACATGCTGGATTTTGATCTGTTTCTGCGCGAGACGCGCAAGGAACCGCTGGAAGTGCGCGTATATGGCCAGAGCATTCCGGTGCCCCCGGCCATCCCGGCCCTGGTGCCCGTCCTGATGGCCCGCTCCGAGCATATGCAGGACAGCGAGGCCGCGGCCCTGGTGGTGAAGGCGGCGGACGCGCTGTTTACCCGGGAAAAGGTGGACTGGATGTGTGACATGGGCATGAGCACGGATGACCTGGCCGAGCTCGTGCAGCAGACCTTCCGGCTTATTGAGGGCCGGAAGGAGGACGGCGCCGTGGTGGAGGATGACGCGGGCAGAAGACGGCGGCGCGCGGGAAAGTAAACCTGCTCCGGGCCTGGCCGCTTATGGAGGCGGATTTTCAGCGGGAATACGGCATATGCCTGTGCCGGGAGATCGGGAATATGAGCTGGCGACAGTTCCGCACGCTGGTGCGGGGACTCAGCCCCGGAAGCCGGCTCAGCCAGGCCGCGGAGCCGGAAATGACAGATGCGGACGATGAACAGATGGCGGCGGCATTTTTCAGTGACATGATGGGAGGGATCGCATGAACGTGGGTGAGGTCACGGCCGGGTTTGCGCTGGACATGAAGAGCGTGGACACGGCATTTCATGGGCTGCGCTCGCACTTTTCCTCTCTGGCCGCTGCCCTGTCCGGGCTCGGGCTCACGGCACTGGTGACACGGCCCCTTTTGCGTGCGGCCCGGGAGATTACGCAGACGGGCTCCGCCTTTGAGGCCCAGATGTCCAGGGTAGGCGCTGTCATGAACCTGGAAGGCCTGGGCATGAGCGCGGAGGAAGCCCGGAGATCACTGGAAAGCCTGCGGGAAACCGCCCTGCGCATGGGCGAGGTGACCAGCCTCAGCGCCAGCGAGGCCGCCCAGGCCATGGAAAGCCTGGCCATGGCCGGCTGGAAGAGCGGGGATATCGAGAAGGCCATTGGCCCCCTGATCCGCCTTGCTGAGGTGGCCGGAAGCGGGAGCCTGCAGGACGCCGCCAGCATTGTGGCGGATACGCTCACCAGCCTCCAATTGGGCAGCGGCGAGGCAGCACATCTGGCGGACGTGCTCACCGCGGCGGCCACGTCCAGCAATACGGACCTGACCAAGCTGGGCATGACCTTCAAGTATGTGGCCAATATGGCCGGTAACCTGGGCTTTTCCATGGAAGATCTGGCCCTGGCATCCGGGCTCATGGCCAACGCGGGCATCAAGGCGCAGAAAGCGGGCACAGGCCTGCGCGCCTTCCTGAACAATATGTCCAGCTCGAAAAAGGCGAAAGCGGCGCTGCAGGAACTGGGCATTTCCCTGTATGACTCGGAAGGCAGGGCATACAGTCTGCGCAAGGTCATCGAGGACCTGAGATCGGCCATGTCCGGGCTCAGCCAGGAGGAAAAGACCGCCACGGCCTACGCCCTGGCAGGCACCGGCGGCATGAACGCCGTGCTCGCCCTGGTAGGTGCCACAGAGGAGAGCTTCCGGGATCTGGCAGCGGCCATAGACACGAGCCAGGGCGCCGCGGAAAGAGCCAGCCATGCCATGCTGGACAATCTGCGGGGCGAGTATGTGCTCCTGCAGTCGGCCCTGGATACCTCCAAAATCCAGCTCCTGGGGAGTATGGAGCCGGTGCTCCGAAGTCTTGTCAGGGCCGGCACGGACCTGGTGCGCACTTTCAACGCTTTCAGTGATACTGAGCGTGGCGCGGTGCTGAAACTGGCCGGGATCGCGGCGGCAGCGGGACCGGCGCTCACAGCCCTGTCGGCCCTTGGCCCGGCTGTTTCAGCCCTTGGCACCGGTCTCATGGCCATGACCGGACCGGCCGGACTGTTCATGACGGGACTCGCGGGCATTTCCATGGCGGCCCTGTCGGCCAATGGTGACATGGCCGCGCTCCTGGAAAGTATCAGTGCAAAGCTTCCTCAGCTGGCGCAGAAGGCACAGACCTGGCTCTTTGACATGAAGGAAAAGGTGCAGCAGGAACTGCCCGGCATCCTGGAGGAAATGGGAAATTTGCTGCAGTCGGGCATATCCGGCCTTATGGACATCTCTTCCAGCCTGCTTCAGACGCTTCCGGACCTGAACGGTCAGGTACTGCCGAAATTGCAGGACATGGTCGGAAAGGTTATGGACGCGCTGGTAGCCGGCATTGAGAAGAATCTGCAGACACTGCCGGATTTGGCAGGCATGTTCATTGGACTGGAGAACGCGGCCCTCTCCCTGATTCCCCGGATGACGGAAGCGGGTCTGCAAATTGCGCAGGCGTTTCTGGAAAGTGTTCAGAACCTGCCTGTACAGGAAATAATGGACAGCCTCATAGGTGCGCTCACCAGCGTTCTGAACAGTCTGACGCAGCAGATATCCGAAATGGTACCTGGTATCACCGGAGCTCTGGGCCAGGCATTGGGAAAAGTGATCGCGGCCATACCGCAGCTGGACTGGGCCGGGCTCGGCAATGCCCTGAAGCAGGCCATGGCAGGACTCATGTCCACCCTTCCCGAAGCGTTCGGCTCCCTGGCACAGGGATTGCAAAGTGCTCTGCAGTCGGGCATGGAAGGGATGGACTTTACGGATGCCGCCGGGCATTTTGCTGACCGGCTGAAATATGCCCTGCAGGGATTGTCCGGCCTGATTCAGGATATGGACCTGTCAGGATTTAGCGGATATGTACAGGATGTGCTGACCAGGACGGGCCAGATACTGACAGGTGGCCTGCAGGCCCTGGCGGAAACCATACAGGGTCTGGACATGACAACTGTCCTATCCGGTATCTGGTCCGGCCTGGATCCATCCAGTGTGCTGAAAGGCTTCAGCGATATGCTGTCCGGCCTGCTGCCAGGGCTCATGAATCTCCTTCAGGCCGCCGTGGAAACCCTGGGGGAAAGCCTGCTGAGCATGCTACATGGCATGTTCACCTGGGACCTGGAGAATATAGGCAGCAGCGTGGCAGAGCTGGCGGTCCATATCATGGACAGTCTCACCCAGACCTTAGCGGATCTGGACATGAGCCGGGTCGTTCAGGGCATACTGACCGGCATAGGCACGGCACTGGAGGGCCTGAGCCGGGTCGGATCGGGCATACTGGATACGCTGCTGTCTGAACTCACAAGCCCTGAAAGCATCGCCAGATTCCGGGAAACCGGCTTTACCCTGATCCGTCAGCTGGCGGAAGGCCTGCTCAGCGGCGCGGGGGCCCTGGCCTCCTCCCTGGTGAGCGCGGTGGGCAATATACTGACCCCGGTCATGAAAGTACTGACCGGCCGAAATATAGAAAACCGGACCGGGGAGATCACCCTGTTCCGGAACGCCCGGATCCGGGTGGACCCCGCCTTCTTTGACCAGGCGGAGATGACCGGCCGGGAGATCGAGGAAAAGCTGGCTCAGCTCCTGTCCCTGGGCGGTATCCAGACCGGCCGGGATCTGGAGATGCTGAAAAGCCTCCGCAGCAGCATGGAGGAGGCCGGGTACGGCGCCATGGCCGGGCTTGAGATGGGCATGAGCCGGTATGACCGAAGCGGCATGACGGATCTTCTGGGCCAGGTACTGTCAGACCTGGAACAGGGAAGTGTGGAAGATGCCGGGAAAAAGGCCGCGCTTCTCTATATGGCCGGGTTCCAGCAGGAGATCCAGGGCCTGTATCTGGCAGATCAGGGCGGAGCACTGCAGGAATGGGTTCAGCACTTTGCCGGTGAAAACCTGGACCTGAATGGATATGTGGACCTGGAAGGCGCGGCCAGAGAACTGGGACTGGAGCTTCAGAGCGTGCTGGGGGTGGAAATCCCCAGGGGCTACCGCCTTGCCTTCAACGGCATGGCGGCGGAACTCCAGGAAATCACCGACCAGGGCTTTCGCACCGTGGCCGAGGGCATGGATCTGGAAGGCATACTGGCCAGCGATCTGGTCTGGGAGGAAGCCATCCAGAAGACCCTGGGAAGCTTTGGACAGATGGCTCCGCAGCTGGCGGCGGAACTGGAAAAGCTCGGCATGAACAGGAAAGCCTCGAAGAACCGGCTGATCCGAATCATCCGGACTGCATTTGTGTTTTCGGTCTGCAGCGCCCTGTGGGTGTTCTTCCG